GTTGTATTAAGAGCAAAACAAAGAATAGATGAAGTGCCAAAGATATTAGATGATGATTACGATATATAAAGGATACAATAATCATATGTCGCATAGTTTTCCTGCAAAGGAGCTTGACAATATCAAACAAGTATGTTATGATATGAATATCAAATGGTACACAATATCTTATAATGACAAGGAGATGATAGAATATGAGCAATTTTCTAAAAGACATAATTAAAGAAACAGGTAATGAATACGCAACACTAGTTAGTGAAGGTGTTGATACAGCAGATGTAACAAATTTTATAGACACAGGTTCGTATGCCTTTAATGCTCTATTATCAGGATCAATTTACGGTGGAATGCCAGCGAACAAGATTACTGCAATTGCAGGTGAGGCCGCTACAGGTAAAACATTTTTTGCATTAGGAATCGTAAAAGCATTTTTAGACAAAGACAAAGACGCAGGTGTAATCTATTTTGAATCAGAAAGTGCAATCTCAAAAAGTATGATTGAAAGTAGAGGTGTCGACTCAACTAGAATGGTTGTCGTACCTGTATCAACTGTACAAGAATTTAGAACTCAATCTTTAAAAATTTTAGACAAGTATATTGAACAACCAGAGGATAAAAGAAAACCTTTGTTGTTCGTATTAGATAGTTTAGGTATGTTATCTACAACTAAAGAAATGGAAGACACAGCCGCAGGTAAAGAAACAAGAGATATGACTAGATCACAAATAGTTAAATCTACATTTAGAGTATTAACTTTAAAACTTGGTAAGGCAGCTGTTCCTATGATAATGACCAATCACACTTATGATGTTATTGGTTCTATGTATCCACAAAAAGAAATGGGTGGTGGTTCAGGTTTGAAATACGCCGCTTCATCAATAGTTTATTTAAGTAAGAGAAAAGAAAAAGACGGTACCGAAGTAATTGGTAATATTATTCATTGTAAAAATTATAAGTCAAGGTTAACAAAAGAAAATGCTATGATAGATGTAAGACTAACATACAAAGAGGGATTAGATCAATACTATGGTCTATTAGAACTCGGAGAAGCAGCAGGTGTATTTAAAAAAGTATCTACAAGATACGAAACTCCTGATGGTTCAAAAGTATTTGGTAAAAACATCAATGAGAATCCTGATAAGTATTTTACAAAAGAAGTATTAGAAAAAATAGATGAATATGCCAAAAGAAAATTTACATACGGATCAGAAGAAACCGAACAATCAGAATAAAAAATACGCCTTCGTACAAAAAGAAGGTGACGATTTTACTTCTATAAAGTTATTACAACCACCTTACAAAGGTGTTATCTTCAAATACGGAAAAGTTGGATTTAGTGAAAACGAAAATCCTGACGGCACTAGATCAATGAAGTTTGATTACGATATACTTTTCAATCCACACGAAACGGACCTTGACAATAAAGAGTTTATAGACTATATTGGTGATATGTTAATAGAATTTTTAGATGAGAAATTGAAAAAAGGAGAACCAATTGAGTAATTATATTTCTGTATATGATGATGTATTAAAACCAAAACAATGTCAACACTTGATTGACAAGTTTGAAGATTCAAAACAACAATGGATGAAAACAGAATTAAAAGATCACAGGTCTTTTACAGAAATTAATATCAACTCAAATGAAGATTGGCAAGAGTACGTTGATATATTATATAAAACATTAAGACCATATGTTGACAAATATATAACAGATAATAAGATAGATAAAGTCAAACAATGGCCAGAAAAATTTGGGTTTGAACAAATCCGTTTTAAAAAATACGAAGTTAATAATGTAGATGAATTTCAGGAACACGTAGATGTTATGGACTATGCTAGTGCCAAAAGATTTCTTGTGTTCTTTTTATATTTAAAAGATAATGAAGGTGGTCATACATCTTTTCCTGAATATAAAATGAAAGTACAACCAAAGACTGGCAGATTATTAATGTTTCCTCCTATGTGGAACTATAAACATATAGGACATAAACCAATTCAACAACCAAAATATATAGTAGGAAGTTATCTACACTACATTTAATTATGAATAACGAAAGAATAGAATTTACAATATTAAGAAATCTAATTTTCAACGAAGAATTTACTCGTAAGACATTACCATTTGTAAACGAAATATATTTTACAAAGAGAGAAGAACAGATTTTATTCCAAGAGATTAATTCTTTTGTAATGAAGTATAAGAATCTACCATCAAAAGAATCAATACTAATAGAACTAGGCAATCGTAAAGATATAAACGAAGAAGAAAACAGAATAGTAAAAGAATTAATTAACACATTAAATCCTGAAGAAATAGATCAACAATGGTTGTTAGATACAACAGAAAAGTTTTGTAAAGATCGTGCTGTTCACAATGCAGTATTAGACGGTATCAAAATTTTAGATGGTAAATCTAAAGACAAAACGCCAGAGGCAATACCTAGTATTCTTGCAGACGCATTAGCAGTTAGTTTTGATAATCATATAGGGCACGATTATATAGAAGACGCAGACGACAGATTTAAATTTTATCATACAAAAGAAAAGAAGTATCAATTTGATTTATCTTACTTCAACAGAATTACAAAAGGTGGTGTACCAAGTAAAACATTAAACATTGCTCTTGCAGGTACAGGTGTAGGTAAGTCTTTGTTTATGTGTCATTGTGCTAGTGCTTATTTGGCACAAGGTTTAAATGTATTGTATATAACTTTAGAAATGGCTGAAGAAAGAATTGCTGAAAGAATTGACGCAAACTTATTAGATGTATCTATGGATGATCTACACGCTCTACCAAAAGACTTGTATGATTCTAAAATATTAAAAGTAAAAAACAGATCAACTGGTAAATTAATTATCAAAGAATATCCAACTGCGTCTGCTCACGCAGGTCATTTCAGATCATTGTTTAATGAACTATCATTAAAGAAAAGTTTTAGACCAGATGTTGTATTCATAGATTATCTTAACATATGTACTAGTGCTAGATTTAAAGGTGGTAATGTAGGATCATATTTCTTTATCAAGGCAATTGCTGAAGAATTAAGAGGTCTTGCTGTTGAGTTTAATGTACCAATCTTTAGTGCAACACAAACAACAAGAACAGGATTCGTTTCAACTGATATTGGTTTAGAAGATACGGCAGAGTCTTTCGGATTACCTGCTACAGCTGACTTTATGTTTGCTTTACAATCAAATGAAGAACTAGAACAACTAGGTCAAATGAAAGTAAAACAATTAAAGAACAGATATAATGATCCAGGTATAAACAGATCATTTATCATTGGTGTTGATAGAGCAAAAATGAAACTATATGATGTTGAAAACTCAGCACAAAACATAGTTGATAAAGGAAAAGAACCTGATCTTAAAATAGAAAACCCTTATGATAAATTTTCAGACTTTAAAGTATAATGGATAAGAAAACTTTATTTGCAATAAACTTTTACGAGAAAGAAGATTTTATAGATCAATCTGAAATAGATAAACTATGTGATAGTATAGATAGAAAGTCATTGATAGATTATGATTATATACAAGGCAATGCTAAAACATCTATCGGTGTTGACCAATCTCATTTTTTAGATTTTCATAAAGATTTAGAAGATAGAATAGTCAAAGAAATGCCTATAAAGAATCAAAGAATGGCAGAGTCTTGGTGTACTATACAAAAAAAAGATAGTACATTAAAATGGCACAAGCATCCTAATTCAGTTTTGTCTGGTATCTTATATCTAAAAGTAGATTGGGATAGTAGTAAGTTAGTCTTTCAAAATCCTACTTCTATGGAAGGAGAGGTTGCAGAAATAATACCTAGACCTGGTTTACTATTGATGTGGCCAAGTTTTTTAATGCACGGTTCAGGTGATACAATAAACAAAAGTAAAGAAAGAATTATTATAGGATTTAATTCTTATTGGGATAAAAAATGATAAAATTAAATGCCTTTCAAACTGACATACACGCACAATACGATTTTTTAAAAGGTGGTGCTATAGATCGTTTAATAAAAGATATAAAAAGAGAAGAACTAACAGACCACCCTGCTCTTGTAGGTATTGCAAAATCAACTTTTACTCCAAAAAAAGGTTTTTTAGATAGACATAATTCAGTAAAACATAGAGTAGAAGAAAAACTTTTTTTTCCTAATTTAGAGATTACTAATTCTTGGTGTAATGTACAAGGACAAGATAGTAC